AGCTGCTTCGGCAGTATTCCATGCCTCAAGAGAAGTGTAGTCGCCTCCACCTGCAGGCTTAATAGTCTTTACAACCTCGGTTGGCACAACACTTCCTTACTAAATCTCTTTTATTGTTAAGCCTGTAACAAAAGAAGCTGAGTATTCAAATGGATCTGCACTAGTTGTAGTTCTTTCAATTAAGTCATTGCCAGTAATTGCATATCTGTAGACGCAATTATCCCATGTGTTTTCATCTGTTTCAGAGATATATCCAGTAGTTTGTAATGCAAAGTTAGTTCTAGCGGCTTCTGGTGAACCCCAAAGCTCAGAATCAGGGCATTGAATAACCCTAAACATAGGGTTGCCTGTTTCTAGGCTGCCCCAAGTAAAGTCATTCTCATGAACGGCTATAATGTCTCCCAAAAGCCTTTTCGATGCACCTGTTGCAAGTGTTAATAACTCCATGTGCCTCCTTATAGAATAAAAAATTCTTGTCCCGATGCCACAGTATTTGTTACCTGTGTTATACTTAACGTAGTACTTGATGCGTCATAGTCTTCTATGAATGCCACTCTTGCATCTTGTGTACCTCCCTTAAATATTACTGCCCTATCTACATAAAGGTCATTTACACTTGTATTTAATGCACTGCAAACAATAGTAGTTGTAGCTCCTACAGCAGTACTAGTAAAGTTTAGCGCCATAGTAGGAAAGTCCATGTCCATTCTATGTCGCGCGCTATCATGTCCGTAGGTTTCTATTCCTATGAAAGTATCTTTATATACTTTAGTTGCATCTGTGTCTTGTATACGAATTTGCACACTTTGCCCTGTCATTTCTGTTGCGTCTAAAGTAAGTGTATATATTCCTGCCATATCAGAATCGTATCTGCTTGCTGCATTATTAGAGTTTTTAATAGTATTCGCGTCACCATCTATACTTACATAAATGTCACCGGTAGCTATACTGGTAGTTTCATAAAATGTATCATTTCCGCTCTGTGTATATAGCGAAAAGAATATATCAGTTTGCTCACCGTATTTACGTTGAATTGGATTAAACAATTTACCCTCTTTAGCAAGAAAAATGGCGGAACATTTAAAGGATCAGATGATCCCAAATGATCCGCCATAAAGCTCAGTAACTTTTTTTTACTTCTCTTTAATTGTAAGGTTACTTGCGTTAATCCTCACAGAGTCACCTGTAGAAACAGTTCTTGGAGTATCAAAAGCGCCGTAGTACATCATTGCGTCGTTACCAAGTCCAGCAGTAGAACCTGTAGTAATAAAGAAGCCTGTAACAGAGCCCCAACCAAGTTCATTACTAGATGTACCAAAGTTCATCACAGCATCATTAGTGATTTCTGCCGGAAGAGCTCCTGCACCTGCTGTTGAAGCGGTACTAAATGCTGCACTAACTTGAACTCTTTGGTAGCCATCGCCATTGGCTGGTTCATACGTTGCAAAAGCAGTATCGTCATCCAACGCAACAGAGCCTTCACTTGTGTAAAGACCAACATACAAGTTTGTACCTGTATGTACATTGGTGGTAGTACCTAAGAATATATAGTTAAGTAAGCCAGTTTCAAAATTGCCGGCTTTTGCTCCAGTTAATGCCATTATTTAGACTCTTTCTTTGCTTCTTTACCAAAGTCTGCTAAACCTTGACCTCCAAGGTAAGCAATAGCAATGTATAAAATGTTCTGAAGCTCTGCTTCAGTTAAGCCAAAAAGTTTACCGGTGATAATTAAACCAACAGCAATAATAAATGCCTGAGACTTTTTAGACTCAGTGCCGCTAAAAGGAAGTAACGATTGTAAAAATTTCATTATTTAATCTCCGATTTGGATTGTTTTTCTAACTCTTCCTTCTTAGATCTAGTATACCAACCTGCAAGTATGCCTGCAAGAGCGATAAGTATACCTCCATAAGGACTTGCAAAGGGCGCAACTAGTCCACTAATGTCTTCTACTAGCGCAGGACCTGCTTCAACAGGAATGGAGATTTCTTTGGTTCCAACCTGTTTCTGAACTAACTCGGTTGTACCGTCGTCATTTACGACTTCCTCAAGTTTAAATACAGGTACTTCTACAATTCTTGTTTCTAATGGTCTAGCAAAAATATCATATTCTTGCTCGCTTGGCTCACCAAAAAGAGCACAACCAGATAGAATCGGTACACAAAGTAGAAGAAGACTAATTCTCTTCATCGTTCTCCTCAAAAGGCGGGTAATTAGGAAAGAACCAATGAATCCAATGATTCATTACGCTCTTAGGATCATTACATGCTATTAAACAAATTATACTAATTATTAGTATTAGTAGAAACATGATTTTCAGTTTTTCCGCAAAGTTCAGCTAAAGTTATCTGTAGTTGCATAACTTTTTGCCTAATCTGCTCTAAATCACCTATTTCACTCCTAAGAAGTCGATCAAGCGACTCAGGATGGCCATCATTTACATGAGCCTGAAATTTATCCTCTAGCTCACTTAAACTACTAAGTATAATGTCTTGATTTATCCTAATTGGTTCTATAGCTCTTTGCAGCGAAAGCTCTTGGTGGTTTTGCATTCCCCAAATGCCTGCGATAAGTGCTATTATAGCTGCAAGGCTGCCGAAAGCCCTTGCCGTACCCTCTGCGTTATTAGCCATTACTACTCCTGGTCAGCAAGACCGGCTATAAGCCGATCTCTTTCTCTAGATGTATTTGAAGCAGGTATTGGGTCTGACACGTAAACATTACGTAATGGGTTAAATAAGAATGGTCCCCTCACTTGTCTTGACCCTCTGATTAAAGTTGACCCTCTATCAATAACAGTAATTCTAGGATTATTCATGTATCCCACTAAAGAGTCTTTAGCAGTATCCATTTTTTTATGCAGCATTTTTTCTTTTTGAGACACTACCTCAGCACCAGCAGGGAAAAAAGAAATCCGGAGGTCACCCAGCTCTTTACTTGTACCAGCACCTAGATCCTTTTCTCCTCTTATGTCTTGAATTATATCAAGACAAGTCTTACATTTTATATATTCTCTAAATGCTCTATTTTTAGAAAAAGCACCTACATCTATATTAGAACCTAAGGACTCATACTCTTCTATTGTATTAAGCCACACACGTAGACCTAAATAATCGTCTAAATAAGTATTAGGAATAAGAGTTCCTAGCTCGTTTCTGACCATACGTATGCCTACAAGATTAGGGTAAGGCTCTATATGGAAGGTTATCTTTTGTGCAGTGCCTAGAGTCTTACCTGCAGTATCTGCAATAGTAGAAGCTAAATGAACTTCTACTGTAGAGTTACTTAGCCAGTCCCTAGTTGCATCTGGTGTTATAGTAATGGTTTTATCTGACACTGTCCTAGAATCTACGGTCAAATCTACATAGTCTGAAGCAGATCCAGTGTTATTCATATAAAATATATTATCTTTTGCAAGCAATTGCTCTTCATCTAAGAATGCATATTGCTCTAATTGCACTGTATCAGCAGTTACAGTTGCGGCATCTAATGCATTAGAAAAAGTTATCTCTATAGTATCCTGTGTAGTTACAACACCAAACTTGTGATTAGTTGGTGTAGAAGAAACTATAACCATATCTGAAGAACTTATAGCTATATCTGACGGCAGATTAAGATCGCCGCCTAATTCTATTTCCTCTTCTGTTTTTGCAACAGATGAAGTATCTAACTGCTCTCCTGTTTGAAACGATATAGTCTGCGTAGAGGCTAAGTCATCTCCACTAGATTGTAAGGCCCCAGTTGGAAGACCTAGGTCCCCTCCTATAAATGTAAGCCTATATATAGAGTTACCTAACAGCACAGTATATGGCACTATTGTTATAGTAGCGCCTGAAACACTAATCTCTGCATCTACAACAGTATCCAGAGCCACAGATCTTAAGATCACCGTAGCTCCGGACACTGAAGCAGAATCCAAGTTTTCACTAAACGTAGCAGTTATTGACTTATTTAAGTAAACGTTAGTAGCGCCATGCGCAGGATCAGAAGAAGAAAATGTTGGGGCTGCCATGACACATCCTTAATTAAATTAAGTCCTTGTTAGGAGGAGTCTCCGCGCCTGCTCGCATACCAATGTCGGCGGTACGCATTCCAACATCAATTTTCTTTTTATATAAAGTTGTATCAGTAATTTTTCCAGGACCTGGAATATTATTTAACGCAAACTCAAAGTAATCTAAGAAGCGTTGCCTATTTTGCTTAGCTTTCTCGTATTCAACAAGCTCTTCAATTATAGCTCTTGCACCATAGTCTTTAGCAATTTTGCCAGAAACTACAGGAACTATTTTTGGATGTAAGTCTTTTACGGTTTTGCTTAAATCTACAGCTTCTTTTAGCTCAACTAAAAGATCTTGAGGTTTATCTATTGCAGGAATAGACTTCTTAGATTTAATTAAAAACCCCATATCTATAGACTTTTGTATTAACTGACGGTCCTTTTCAGAAACATCAGATGTAACTTTTGCTGTAGGATGCTCTGTAGTAAGTACAAAATTATCTACAGCGTAATACTTTCTACGTTTCATATTCAATGAAACATAAGTATTCAACTTAATAGGTTTATCGCCAGTAGGCGAAGAAGCAGTATCGGAAATTTTTATTGACATTTAACCTCTTAAAAAGAGCCGGGGGGCCATAAAACCCCCCGGCCAATCCTAAATCAAATTACTGTTTAGGGCGTGTAGCTACCACTGAAATCAGTAGCACCTAAGGTACCAGTACCGAAGTTGAGCACCGCTGCGGACTCAGGATCGATAGACTTATCAATCACGATGCCTTTAGCAGTTCTAATGGCTTTACCATTATTAATGTTCTCAACAGCGTAGCGCTCGCGAAGTTTAACCTTGCGAATGTCACGCGCCGGATCATCAAACTCTTCAGTAACAACTTCCTCGTCAACCACAAGAACACCAAGCTCGTTGGTATCAACCATCCAGAACTCAGTCTTTCCAGTCGCATCGTAAGGAACAAACGGGGAAACAATGATGTTAAGCCCAGAAGGGAACCCAGCAGGAAGTCTACTTGAGGTAGTTGCAATTGCTGAAGGATCATCAAGCTGCGTCTCTTGGTTTAATCCACCAGCACGGAAAGCCTCACCAGCACCAGGTGATCCCTGGTAGTTCTGGAACATTTCGCCGTTATTAGCAAAACCAAAAGCACGAAGTTGAGGATTAAGAGCAAAAGTCAGCCATCCGAATGGATGCATAATGATTGCGTTCGGAACGTATCCGTCATCAACCATGTCAGCGTACATGCGGAAAACATCCTCAATGGAAATTGTTCCGTTGAAAGCACCATCAACGCCTCTTCCGGTAGACCTTCTACCAGCAGCGACACTCTGGTCGTTGTTGATGTAGTTGGTTCCAGAAGTAGTGATCATGTCAGCTACCTTCTGCTCCTTGTGACGGATGAGGGCACGACCTGCTGCGCGCAAGTGCATGCTCATCACATCAAACAAGGAATAACGAATCATTTCATCCGTCATTTTAACAGCAACACCCGACTTTCCGATAGTCGCAGTCACTTGACCTGCGAATTCCATCGTCTGTTCTGGGTATTCCCCACCCTCTGGGATGTCGGCAGCAGTAAAGGCGCCCATCGCAGGGAAGGTTAGGCTAGTTCCAACCTGAAAGTTGATTCTTTGAAGCAGAGGAGTAAGAGCGATTGTAGGCTCAATAGCATCTCTGACAGTCTGGGAAACAACTTTTGGGATAAGCATTGGCTGCTCAAAAGCAAACTGAGTATCGTAAAAATCTTCTCTTTTAACTTCACCAGAATCAAAAGAAGACTTACGTTTATTATCAGCTTGAATCATGTCATCAAGAGTAAATTTATGTCCGGGGGAACTCGGAAGAGTGCCGTTGTTTTTCCAGATGCTATACATCCGGTCAAACTTCTGATCAAACTCTCTTTTGACTGGAGCCTTATCAGCAAAAGCTTTTAATCTACTAAGAGCATTTGCATCAAGACCTTCGTCTTTGAGTTTGTCAGCTACAGCGTTGTCGACTGCATGGGTAATTCCATTTTCAGTATCTTCAACGATACGAAGGATAGTTTCCTTCTGTCCATCGTCAAAGTGCTGTTCAATGGCGCCCTCGTCGACCCCAATTAATCTATCGCTCATTTGTTATCTCCTTACAGATCAACTTTAATCACGAGAGCAAAGTAGTCTCCGGAAGAATCGGAAACAGCATGCTCAAACATTGCAGGGACACCTTGAGTACCAGAACCACTAAGGCCAAGGCCAGGAACAGTCTGGACTTTCTTCAAGGTGTTAAATTGATGATCACTATTCAAATTAGTTAAAGCAGTGGTATCAGAACCAAGTCTATTTCCTGCAGAAGTAGTTCCTCTAGCCACAACGTATTTGTCAATGCAGCGTCCTACAACATAATCACCAAGTGCTTGCTCAGCTGCAGTAGTAGGATCGTAAGCAACAAGACGTCCAGGGACGTCAGTACCAGTATTAAACGCATTAGTAGTAGCAGCATGCGCATCACCAGTATCAGTCTGAGTAGTACTACCAGCAACACGAACTAAGTCTCCTGGCTCAATGAGCTTTTCACCGTTAGTGATTGCAGGAATCACGACAGTGTAGTTACCCATAAGAACAGAAGGCATTAAGTCGCGCTTGTAATTGCTGTACTTGGCAGCAAGCACTTCAGAGTAAACAGGTGCAGTAATGATTCCTAGAGGCTTAACCTTTTGAACTTCTGCGGTAGTAATACCTGCAGTAACTTCAGCAGCAGTAACTGCAGTAGCTGCACTTGCACCATCAACACTGTAAGTACCAAAATCAACGTCTTTGTCAGTGTATTTTAGTTGGTACACAGCGGCAGATGCAGGAACTAAAGCTCTCGCACTTTCTTCTAAATCTCCAAGAGTAGTACTGGCAGTCATGGTGTTAGCGTTCATTCTACCAACAAAAGTACCAGGCAACAGAACGATGGGATCATCGTCATGAAGCTTGTCCAGCATCGAAATCGGAAGGAATTTTGCGGCTCTAAGGCCCTGAATGGAAGGTCTTACACCTTCGTAAAGCTCTTGGTAGGGGTGATGAATTTTTTCATAGCCCCTTGCAATTCTAATTGACATTTAAGTCTCCTTATTAAATTTGATCCATAGGATCAATTTGTTCTTGTTTACGGTTAATGACATTTTCTTCTTTTGTAGATCGTACAACCGGAGGTTTTTCCTCTGCGCGATCTTTTACAAAAGAAGGAAGCCCTTTGGACTTAAAGCTACCTGCTAACTCAGGCACAAGATCCTCAATGCTATCTCTTAAGCTTTCAATACTCCTAGTAGTAACCTTTTCAACTGCGTCAGCAAAAGTATCACTGTCTTTGATCGACTTGACGTGAGGCTTTTGCAATTGCAGTTGCATAGTTACAAGCTGAGAAGAAAGCTGTTTTTTAAACTCTTCGTTGAGAACAGCATTTTGATCCATTAAAGCATTATATTCACCAATTTTGGTATCATACAACTGCTTTGCCTTTGCTAACTCTGCTTCAAGTTCGGCGGTTCTAACTTGACTATCCGCTAAAGCGGTTTCTAAAATTTTAAATGTTTTATCAAAATTCTCAGAGGATTCAACTTGCTGAGTATTATCAGCAACTACCTCGGGTTCTTTGTTTTGAATTTGGTCGCTCATAGCTTCCTCTGATTCCTTCCCGTTTTGGGACTTGTTTAAAAACGCATTCTTAAAGTAGTTTTCTATGATCTCTTTTGTTTGGTCAGCCGTGACGTGTTTCATTAAGGCTTTATTAAAAGACAGTCTTTTTTCTATAAGACTTTTGTCTTTATCAAAGTCACCTTCTAAGCTTTTAGCAATCATATCTAAATCAAATCCTTCATCCAAAGGTTGCTTTTGTTTAGCCTCTTTGAACGTTTCTGGGACTGATATTCTGACTGATCGCTTAACATTATCTAAACCGTAAGGTAGCTCGTCTTTTTCATCTTCTGATTTAATCAATTCAGTGACTCTTCCATTAGAGTCTGTTAAAGCTATAGAGCACACGCCTCCCATGGCATCTGCTGTAACGACTTGAACATTCTCTTCTTTAGATTCGGGGACAAGCGAGCTATCAAAATCTGCACTAAGGATNCCAGCNAGTTCATTNGCNGGNTGATTAACAAAAGAGCACTCTANNTANTTCATCTTNCCTGTAACTAGATAAGCCCTATATTTAATTCCGTCAACGTCATAAACACTTCCTGGTCTATGATTACATACTTCTTCTTCTTTTTCAGCGTCATTAAGCCAATCATGGCCACAAATAGAGCACTGCGCTTTATTGCTACTTTGGCCACTAGAAACTGTTTTATATCGACCATCTAATATTTTTTGCTGAGCATCTTTATCAGATATAGTTCCGCCTATAAGTATATAGCCAGAACCCATACTTGTTCCATGGTCGGGATGCTTCCAATCATTAGCGAACTTATCGTCATCCCATAACTGCACAAATTTCTGTGCATCTATGCGACCAATTGGCTCTGACTTAGAATCATGGTGTTTAAGAAATGGTTTATCATAACCAGCAGTACCACCGTTGTCTTTAGAAACCCAACTAGGTGCGCCTGCTTTTACGCCTTTACCTGGATAAACACGATTGTTTAAAAGGTATCCTGCATGAGTTGCTCTAATTGCAACTCTAAAGGCAGGTACATTATTTGAACCATAAAAGTCATCTAAAAGGTCAGCAGCATCTGAAAATATATTAGATCTTTCCGGCATACCAAAAAGATCAGTAAATCGGACTTGTCTACTCATCTGCTGTATCCTCTCGGTTCAAACCTATGGATGAGTCATTCAAAAAGTAATTTGACACATCACGTTTTTTTATTTCTTTTATATTTTTTATTTCAAAATTTTCTACATTATCTTTATCTACACTTATAATTTTTACTTCTTCAATATCATTTTTTTCTAAAGCCGCTAAGTAGCCGTATTTATGCGAAAAGTCTGTATTTTGTACAGCAATAGCCTTTAGCTCTTCTTTTAGTATATCGAATACACTACTAATTCTTGATAAATCTATATTTATCTTAGAGTCCTTTTCTAAATCTATCTTTAACATTATCATAGCCTTACGATTCAGTTTTATCAACGGTATACGTATATGTTTAGATAAGAAGGACGTTATATCGTCTTTGATAAGCATTTTACTAGCGCCAATTTCAGCGTTTGCATCTCTGCTTCCACGCTCTATTTCTGGCAGCAAATACTTCTTTGCATCTGCAACCATCATCTCTGTTTTAGNAATTAAACACTTTTTAATATCGTCAGAATTAACTATTGTATTATATTTAATNCTTTTAGTAGCAAATTCACATATATTATCGCACATTTCTANCCATGAATATGNAAGTTGATCATATAATTGTTGTGCAACTAAGTTGTTTTGAGCGACTGCCTTTTTAGTTTCTGCCTTACCGTTTTGATTTTCAGGTTTAGCTTTATTTTCTATGGCATTTATTGATCCTTGATCATTAGACATAGCAGGCGATGCATATAATTCAAAATAGGTATTTTTGCGATCTTGATCTACATATTCCTCTTTATTTAGATATTCAGTTCTTAACTCATCTTGAGTTATAGCATTTTGTAAAAAGAGCTGAATGCCATGATTTTGATGTGCTCTCATTTCCTCGCGATCAATATCAGGAAATTTGAGAGTAACTCGAGTGTCTTTATTTAAATCAAAACCACCTTCTAAAAGCAATATGTCTAATACTTTAGCTGTAAACATTTCTGCGAATACATTTTGCATTTCAGAACATGCATCTACTAAACTTTTAGTAACAGTCTGTGCAGTGGCTCTATTTGCAGTATCCCCACGACCCAGATCGATACCAGATAATCTCAAACCGCCGAGCACTCTGTTTTCAAAATGAGATAAATAAGGTTGAAGGTCTAATACTTGGCCTTCTGTGCCAAGCATATTTATTTCTACGCGCTCTGTAGTAACAAGTCCTCCTTCAGGAGGAAGAGCGTCAACTTGTGAACCTATCATGTCGACTTCTGAGTAACTAGAGCCATCAGGCGCAGTTACGTACCCTGCCGGCTTATCTTTACTGCCAACCTTGGCATGGAAAAGCGGGAATGTGTGTTTATGAGTTACAAGTTCAGCAAGCTCTTCTAGTCTTCTAAGGGCTCTAATATCTTCGAGTACAGGAATTATATAAGGAGTACCAAAAGTAAATCCTGATTTTCTATCTAAAGTAAAATGCACTACATCTGATGCACTAAACTTTTTTTCCTTTTCTGAGTCCCAAAGCTGTTGTTTCCATTGCACTGGTCTACCAAAGTCATTCTTTTTAACAGCCATACTGGTAGGATCTGAAGGATAAAGTCCAGATATAGGCTGCATTGTTTTACCAAAC